CAAAGTTGATTAACTTCTTCAATCGTAAAAAGTCCACCTTGTCGTTTGTTATATACTCCATTAATTACATTTCTGCAAATTTCTCTAGTTGTTGGAATAACATCTCCATAGTATTTGACATAAGTTAAACCAGCATCTTGCGACTTGCTAAGGTTTAAGGTTGCGTCAAAATCCCTTAAAGAATCATTTAAAATCTGTCCAGCATATCGTTTCATGTTCTCTCCAGCACGATCTCTAGCAAATTTAGATTGTAATGTTTGAACAGACTTATCAACTTTAGCTTGAATTGTAGCATTGTCTGAATTTTGATTTCTTTTGATATAAGTTACTAATCTTTGAATCTCTGGGTCATCAGAACTAGCATATATTCCATTAATAGTTTGTCTAAGTTCTTTTTCTAATACTGTAAAATCTGAACCAACTAATGTATTCTGATAAACTTTTTCTGATAACTTTCTTGTGAATGTATTTGATACGTCTTTAAACTGTGTGAAGTATTGTTGTTTTAAATTTTGAATTAGTGCTTTATCGCCTTTAGTTAATTCCTGAAACTCAATAGGTATATTACCAATACGTTTAAATGCTTTCTCAATTCGTTTAGCTTGTTTATTAAAACCCTCTCTAACAACTGTATCTGACCATGCTAAATATTCTCTTTCAAGAATAGCTTTTATCTGTGGTCTAATAGCAATAGCTGATTGTAGTTCTATTAACTTGCCATCTGTTGTAGGTAATCTTCCAGCAAGTGAAACTACTTCTGCTTCTATCTTATCTAATGTTTTAATTAAGGTGTCGTAATATTTAGCTTCAGCAAGTTCTATTTGCTTAATACGATATTCTGTTGCGTCTTTGATTATATCTGACATTCATTAAATTTGTTCTTCTTCTACTTCTTGATCTTCTTGTACTACTTCGTCTTGTGTAAATTCTCCAACCTCTGAATTAGTATCTATCTCATTAAATATATTATTTAGTTTTTCATCATCATCAACTACTGCTCTAGCTATTTCTTTGTCTATCTCTTTCATTAATGTAGGAGATTGAACATTGATTGCTTTTGCTTGTTGATAGAACATAAGATCAGTTGCGTAATCTCTAATGTTAAATGAATCTGGGTAATTAATCTCGCCATCAAATTTAGTGTTTTGGAACATAGCATATAGATTAAATAATTGTTCTTCTGCAATTTGTAAGTTGTCAGCTTTTTCAGATAGTCTAGCATTAAGTAATTCAAATTCAGTTTGTAATGCAACACCTGAACTAATCCCTGTCTTTGTAGTTCTAATAGCACCTGTGTGTGCAATTCTATTTATAGATTCAACTTTGTTGTTAATTGAATCCATTATTGATTGTAAGCTAGAACCTGATGGTTGTAATAAATAAGGTTTTAAGTTTGGCTCTAATTCATCAGGCATTTCTATAACTGCACCAGCACCAGCACTAGCATTAACACTTGGAGTCTTAACTAAAGATGGGTGGTTTGTTAATCTGATTAATTGTTCCATTTCAGAGTATTCATTGTAAATAGATTTTTGTAGATCAGCTATATCAGTTAAATCTGATTGACCTATTCCTCTTTTGTGTGATTTAGAATTATATAAAATAACTGCTGGTATTTTACCAATCATATTAGGAACACTATCTACTAATTTAGGTTCTTCTCTTTCTGGCATATACAAAGTATCAATTCTATCTAAGTACCAAATCCTCATATAAGTACCACCCTCTCTATCAACTTCTTCTCTAATCTTTAAATAGTTTAGTTCGTATTTACCATTAGGTTGTCTAACATAGTTCCAATCTAAAACATTTTCAGAAGTAACGATTGATAAGTAAGGTCTGATGTCTTGGTCTAATTCTTCTGCTGCTGTATTAGTTTGAATATTAGGCTTATCTAAAATCATAAAACATTGACCATAGATTGAAGCATAGTTTTGTGCTTGTTTAATTACTGCGTTTAAATTGTTACCCTCTAGGTCTGCATCTTTTAAGAATGATTCTAAACTAGCTTCATCTTGTAAAGAACCAAAATCTCTACTTGGTCTAACTCTAAATAAAAATGATGAGTATATTTGAATGATGTTTTTACAATGGTTATCGCATGGAGTGTTTGCAAGTCTTTGATTGAACTCGTTATCTAATTCTAAATTATATCTCGATAGATATTGGCCTGTCATATAATCATAACCACCATTATAAGATCGGATATAGTATTCCCAATTATTAATTGTTTCTGCGTAATCTTTGTGGGTTTCGATTGCTTGATCTCTAGTGTATGCCATAATTTATTTCATTGTCCATCTTGTAGGAGGGTTAAATCTTGTCTGAGTAGTTAATGGCTTTAAATAATCAATCATATAACCAAGTGCGTCATTCATATGATCGAAGCCATCTTCCTTATCAGGAATATTTGTATTCTCCTTGTATATTTGTCTTTGTAAACCTTTTATCAATGTTTTGCAAGAATGTGAAACAAAAATATGTCTTTCGCCATTAGAATCTTTTAGCTTACTATTCACAGCATTGACCCTATCTCTAATAGCTGGGTGTTTATTCTTAACTTTAACTTTAAAACCAGCATTTTGTAAGATACTTAAATCAGTTCTACCTCCAGCAGATGTCTTTCTTTGTTTAGAAGCTGGGTCAGGATATATGATTATTGGAATCTTTGTGCCATATCTATCTCTTAATTCTTGCACCATTTCATCTGTATTACTTCCATAAATAATAACTTCATCAAGAAAGTATATTTTATCTTTCTCTAATTGTGCAACACAAGCTGACATTGGGTCTACGTTAAAGTCCATACCAATATGTAAAGGTTTCTCCCAATCAATCTCTTTTTTAACTACATTCTCAACAGGGTGGAAATTATAATAAACAGAACCAGCATAGTTCTCAAATGTACCCTCAAACTCTTGTCTAAAAGTTCTAATATCAATATCTTGTTTAGCCTGTTCTATTTCATCTTTAGACACCATACCACCCTCAATAGTAGTATATTGGTAACTATCCCATTCATTATCTTGCTTACCTTTTAAATACATTTCATAAGACCAATTACCATAACCTTTAGGAGTTCCACACATAAGAACTTTCCCTAAAGTATCAGCAACAGAAGCCCTTAATACTTCAAACCATGCTCGTTTATCTATATCTGCAAACTCATCTAAAATTAAAAAGTCTAATCCACTACCTCTTAATGAATCATAGTTGTCAGCACCCTTTAATGAGATTGTACTATTGGATTGTCTTATTGTGATAGTCATGCTTGTTTCGTTTATATCTTCTATCCAGTTAAACTGATTAAGCATTTCTTTTAGATTAGCCCATACGATTTCTTTAGCCATCTTAAAGGTAGGTGCAACATACCATATCTTTTGTTTAGGCTTTGTTGCGTACTTCATCATCTCGGTAATACATAGATAAGTTTTACCAAATCTTCGACCACTTATAAGAACTCTAAACCTTGCTTGACTAGATGATACTTTAAGTTGGGGTTTTGTCAGAGATATTTTCATTACAGAAATAAGTAATATAGAGTTTATCCTTATTTATTTTTTCTTCCTGTTTTTGTGCATATTCAATAGTTAATTGACTTCCAGCTATAACACATTCAGACCATTTATTAAATTGATGATCTATAGTCATAGTAGTATTACAAAAGCCTGTAATTGCAGAGCAGATACTAAAGGCTAATATATAGTGCATTATTGAAGTGGGTTTTTATTGTTTTCTTTAATCTCTAATATTTCTAGTTTTAATACTTCAATTTCTTTTTGCATTATAGCAATCTCTTTATCTTGATCTATTATTGCAAATCCATTTGTTTCTATTCCTGATAAATCAGGTGCAGTAGCAGTTGATAATTGTTCTATTGTAGATTCCATCTTTGCAAACTTTGTAAATCCAGCACCAATAGAAGCTATAAGACCTAATATTACAACTATGTTTGTAAGATTATCTTGTATTTTTTTAATCATTTTTTAACTCCTGTAATTCTAAAAGTAATATTCTTTTGTTATACTTTATTTCGTTTAATTTTTTAATCTTAATCTCCATTATATCATTAGCAGTATATTCTACCAAATCAACATTAGTATATATAGACCTATTATCAAATATCTCGATCTGATTCAAATAAATATCTTTAGGTTTGTAAAATTCGTTATTATTATAAACAGATAATGATGCTTGGTCATTCTGCATAGCATCTAATTTTATGATATTTTTAATCTGTAAATTCTTGGCATTATCTTTTATCTGTTCATCTACTTTTGCCATAATCTTGTCTATTTTAGGTTTCTTTGTTTTCTTCTTTGCTACTTTTGTTTTAATCTCTTTTTCAGGTGCTTCTTCAGTAGATTCTTCGACCATTTCTTCCTCTTGTATTTTTTCTTCTTTTTCCTCAACAGCTTCTTCAGGCATTTCTTCAATTATCTCTGCTGTCATTTCCTCTTTAGCTTCTTCCATAATTTCTTCGGTAATTATTTCTTCTTCTGGCTTTTCCTCAATCATAGTTTCTTCCATAACCTCTGGTTTCTCCTCTATGATTTCTAATTCTTTTTCTGGCATAGATACAATCTGAATAGATTCTTCTACTTCAAATATTTCTTCTATTTTAGGTTCTTCTTTAATTTCAAATGTAAATTCTTCTTCAATTTTAATATTTTCTTCTGGTTCAAAATCAGTAAATAAATTTATTAATTCTTGTTCTACAGTTTCATTAATATCAGCAACATAAGTATAATTTACAATTAGACTTGGCTCTTTAAGATCAGCACCATAATGTCCTGTAGTATTAGGCACAGAAAAATCATATCTTAAAACAACATCATAATCTTGTACTGTGTTCTTTCCAAAGATCATTGTATCGGTCATATCTTCGTAAGCACAACCATTAAATGTATCACAAGTTCCTGAAATAGTTCTATTCTGTGTTGTTAGATTTCCATTATCATCTGTTACTTTGATAGATTGTGTAACAGATTGTGAATTGCTATTCCAAAACCATATTTTAGATGAGCCTGTTATTTCAAAGCCATTGTTTAATGAGTTTTTATTTACATTAGAATCATTCAAAGAAACACTATCTGATTCTATATATTCATTATTAACTCCAGCGATAACTCCACTACCATGTGTAGTATCTATGTTTGTTCCTGACCAACCACTTGTAAAATCTTGTGAAACTAAATTACTTGTTGTTTCTGCTTTTAAAGTTGTAAGGGTTAATATCATCAACAAAACGATTGATACGATATACTGCATATGCCATAACTCCTATAAAAATTACTAACCAAATCATTTTGGATTAGTCCAATTAACTGGTTTTTTCTTTGGTAAAATTGTTTGTTCTTTTTCTAATTTTGCATCTATCTTTTCTCTTTTCTTAATTCGTTTTACATAAGTTTCATAATCTGGTCTTTCATGGTCATACTTATTCCATAATGCTAAGGCATCTTTTCCAATCTTGCCATCTATCGGACAAGGTGTTCCAGCATTAATCATAGCTTCAAAGACTCTTTCGTCTTGGCATAATAAAGCAACAGAGCCTACTTTCATTCCAAAGTCATATAATACTTTAGCTAATTTAATTCTTTCACAGTTCATATCTCTATTAGTCTTACCACCTGAAAAACCTGTGCCAAATGTTTGAATACCTACTGATACTCCTGTTGCACAAACGTCTTGCGATTGAGCAGAGAATGATGGTGCAGATGCAGTTGGTGGTGCTGATTTAATATTAGAATGATTAGTAGAGTTTGATGTAGTATTTGATGATGAGCCTGATTGATAAGTCGTTGTTGCATTTGATGTATAACCACCATCAATCATAGTGTTTGAGCCTGATGTATTATTTTGCGTTTCATCAGGATATGCTGGTTCTAACAAAGTTAGAAGAAACATAAGAATAATTAAAACTCCTGTAAAATAATAGTTCATATTGTTTATCCTCATTTAGCAACTTTACCTTTGTTAATACCTTTTTTAATAACATACTGTTGAGTACCATTAGCACCTGATTCTACTTCTTTTTTAAGAAATTGAAATAGTTTCATTTCTTTTAGTTTCTTTTCAGTATGTTTTTTAAACGATTCTATTACTTTGTTATCTCTCATTTCTTTTTTCTTTTTTTAGGTGGTTGTACATCTGAAATAAACTTATCAAAGAAATTATCTAGCATCTCAAAGAATCTATATAAAAATTTATCAATCATATCTTAAACCCTTTTTTCCATGATTGTATTGCCCAATATGCTGGACTTAAATTCTTCTGGCCTTTTACTTTAGCTAATATAGGTCTGAATCTAGCAAAGAAACTCTTTTGCCTAGCTGGTATATTCTTTTTGATAGACATAGTTTTAGAGCCAAAATTAACTTTCTTAACTCTGCCTGTACTTCTGTCTTTTACAAATACTTTAAACTTCTTAACATCTCCACGCATGGGTTTGTTAAGTTTTACAGTTCTGTTTTTATATTTAGCCATGTGGCATAAATATCACAGATAGGTTAATTAATAAATTAAAATAATGTTGATTCTATTCTTTGTTTTGCAATATCAAAGTATTTATCATCTTTTTCAATACCTATAAAGTTTCTATTAAGGTTTTTACAAGCAACCCCTGTAGAACCTGAACCCATAGTAAAATCTAATACAGTATCATTCTCATTAGTATAGGTTTTTATTAGATATTCAAGTAAAGCAACTGGTTTTTGGGTTGGGTGTAATCCTCTTTCTGTTTTAAAATATAAAACCATTTTTGGAAATCTTGAGCCTTTGGGATTATCTCTATG